TTTTCGCCCGCGTAATCCTCAACACCTGAGATTTCTTTTAATGAATATTTTATATATAAAGACTGTGCTTTTAATAGGTCGAATGTTTCTTGCCCACTGACTATTTTTGTGCATGACGCTAAATCTTGCTTTTGTAAATAACTCATAGGTGAGATTCTAAACTCTATTTTACCTACTTTAAGCTTAATCCTATCTTTTAACCTTAGAACCTTAGACATTCTCACTCCCATGTAAATGTTACAACTGGCTTTAAATTTACAATGTTTCGAGCTATAAAGTCAAAAAGGAGAAATTATGAAAGAAAAACTAAGAATGAGTGCCGTTAAAAAGTCTCTGCCAGAACTTTATTTAGATGTCGTTAACTCTGGGGTATTACCTAGTGACGTTGAATACCTGGAAGTTACAGGTTTAAATGAGAATAGTAACGGCGGCTCAAGAATCACTTACTCAGTAATATTAAAAGACAAACCAACCACCACATTAGGGAATGTGTTTAAAAGAGGGGGTTATTAGTGAAAATAACAAACGAGATAAAGCAGTTCTTTGATGATGAGTCAAACGAAAGTGTACATGTGGCAGAAATTGAAATCGCAAATGTATTGCAGGACAATGAAATACCCTTGATAGTCGCACTTGGTTTATTAGAGAGAATTAAGTCTGGCATTATTCATATCATGAATGAGCAAAGTGATAATTAAATTTCTAGTAATTTATTTTATAGCTATGTTAATGGTTATGGCTTTCTTTAGAGGTGCAAATGGCAAATAAAACTATACCCTTATTAATCTTCGGTTTCATGGGCGTTATTTATTCTATAACTTCTTTGATATTGCTCTGGTAACTAAAACGACCGCGTTTTTAATGCGGCCGATCTTATGGAGCGAAAAAAGTAACCCATCCGTGGGAAGTGTTAACCAGTTGTCACTATATTAAATAAATCCTAAAAAGATTGAGTTAGAACCCACACCTGATTTGTGAGCTTTTACCTCAACTGATTCCGAAACAATCCCGTCATTATCTGAAACCGGGGTAGCTAGAATCTTACACTGTGGCAGCCATCCCGCTACTACTTCCCCAAACTCACCTGTTGTAGTTGATGGATTAAAAGAATAATAGAATAATGATGCGTCTGTATTGTTGTTAAACTTATCCCAAACAAGAGTTAAGTCAGAATCATCAAGGTACGGATTAAAAGAAGCTGTAACAACTTGCTCAGTGATTCTTGATCCGATTCTACCGTCTGCGTCACATGCGTCTGCAATATAACTTACAGTGTTTTCAATATTTACTGCTAATTCTGTGTATGACATTTTATTTCCACCAAGCCAAACACATGACTCTAATGTTACTGGTGGTAATGCGTCTGCTGTAAAGTCTGCTGCTGCTGTTGCGTCTGCATCTTCTCTAACAATATTTAAACCTTGGACTCCAAAGTTAAAGTTAGGAAGTTGGCCTACACTCATATTTTCAATAGAACCACTTACTGCTCTAAGGCCATCAACTTTTTGCTTAATAGCTTGAGAACCTAAATTATGCTCAGCACTGAAAGTGATTGAGTTACTTGTGTCATGGTAGTAAGTAGTAACTTGAGCAACAACAACCGCACTTGACGGAGCGCCGTTATCTAATGCAAAAGGAAATGTTATAGAAGTGTTTGTCTGAATTGAGCTAATAGGTCTGCACTCATAAGCGCCCGCTTCTTTTACAAGAACGATATCACCAACAGAAAAAGCCGAAGTATCAGCAAAATCAATAACTGTACTTGTATGTGTTGCAATATCACTTGTTTGATCTGCTGTGATTTGTCTTTTACCACCAAGTAATGATCTTAAAAGAATATCTAAACTTTGAGGTGCATCGCCCTCTGTTGCACTTGCTTTATACTCACAAGGAATTGAACCTTGAACTTCCGCAATTCCCACACGAGAAGCTTCACTTTCTACAGTCCCACCCAAAGTATCTCTTGATAGTTCTTCTCTGGTCTTATTTAACTCAAGACCGTCTGCAAGAACCTCAACATAATCAACACCCGTGCTTGGTGCAACATAAGTTCCTTCTGTAACCTCAGCGACTAGTGCCACTGTACTCTCATTCGTAATTACACCAATTGCCATGATATTCCCCTATGCTGTTTGGTTTCTAAACTTGATTATAAAATCTACTCTAACCGCTAATCCCTCATGGATTACCTCTGGCTCTGAGTAAGATAAATCACTTACTAATAAAACGGCACTATTGCCGAGTTTCTTTTGAAATACATTTATATTAATTGTTTCTAATTGATCGTAAATTTCACTTAAAACTGTTCTTTGGTTTGAGTCATCTGATCTATTTTTAAACGACTTAGTTAAAACAACAAAGAAATTGAAATCTACAGTTATCGCCTTAGTTGTGCCTGCGACAGAAGAGCCCTCACCAGACCCAACACCGTATCTTAAATCAATACTTTTAGCACCATTCGCCTCTAAGTTATAAACATAATCTAATTCGCTCCAGGTAGCCCCTAGAGTTGTTGCGACTTGTGCTTCTAAATCTGTTAATATGCTTGATACACTCATAATCTTTTAATAAATCCAAATGTTAAGTTTTCTCTCTCTGTGTTTCCATCGTCTAAACCATCGTCATCCGAGTCAACACGTATTTTCATTACATTTATAATTTTATTGTATTTAGAAAGATAATGGCTATGCTTATTCATATATATGTCGTCAATATCGTCTGACATATTCATCATAATCATTGATAGTACTAAATATGTACTAGCTAGCTTAACCTCTGATATATCTAAAAGGTCGAAAGCTGAAATATCTAATTCTCTCCCCGCTGAATTAACCTTGCTCTGTCCTGTAAGGTTTAGTTGTTGGACTATTTCGTCTCTTGCACCTGCATGCGTTAAAATATGACTTGTTTCACCTGTTGGATAGTATTTATCTACTTCAAATAATACTCTTTTAAGGTCTTGCTCATCTGAAAATACAATGTTTAATCCATTGAATACCATTGCAGATGTGTCAGCAGATACAGCTATTTGATACCAGAATTTTGATTCTCCATTAACTGTTGTAGCTGCCTCTAGATTAGTGCTAGCGTCTATGCCTCTATCCCATCTGATAAATCCAGATCTAGTAAATGCCTTAGTATCATCAAATTGATTAGATACTGCTGTAAATGCCGATCCATTGTAGTATTTAACTGTAGCAGTTGCAGCATTAGCATTAGCTGTAGCCATTTCAACATATATATTATTAATAGCTTTATAAAAGCCAATATAGATAAAATCATCTGCTGCTACCATAGTAATAGCTGCTGTATCTCTATCATATTGCAGTAATTCATCGCTATATTCTAAAAAGCTAGCGTTATCATCGTGCAATACTGTTAGTTTTTCATTAGTTCTTATCATTAAAACCCCTAACTTCTTTTATATTCTCTTATACTAAATCTTGTATTAACTATTGTATTGTTTGTATCTGTGTCTGCTACGAAGTAAAGTACATCTGTAGGCGATAAGGCAAATCCAATAGGATCAGTGACGTATATTGTTTGTTCTACTGCTGAATCCACTGTTACTCTAAATACCTCGTATCTAGTTTCAAATTGTCTATTAAAAACATAGCCTTTTATTAAAGCTTTTGGGGCACTACCGCCCGATGTCTTATTTAGGTTTATCCATAGGTATTTCGCAACACCATCGCTATTGCTTCCTACATGGAATATAGCTTGCTGTGTCGTTCCACTTCCAGCAGGCAAGACCGCCTGTGTTGTAGCTCCAGTGGTATCTGTTATTAAAATTGCAGCTCCATTTGTCTGAGTAGAACCACTTGATGAAACTGCGCATCTATTAATGCCTAGTCCCGTAAAAGCTGTAACATCACTGCCTGTACTCCCCAGAGTATGAACCGCAATTTGTTCTAGACCAGTAGCATCAACATAAACGAAATATAAAGTTAGAGCGCCGTTAGAAGTTGAGCCATCAGATGTATTGGTATATGCAATTGTGAATGTACTTGCTGTTGTCATAGGTACAAAGTTAGTTGTTGTAGCCCATATTGTTTGCTCACCACTAGCCGCAGTTAAATTATCCCTATAACCGAACTTGTTAAAATTACCTACACCATCGCGCCTACCGATTGAAACTTCATCACTATAAGACGTTGTTCTAACAATAGTAGCGTCTTGATCCCTTGTAAGTGACTGAGTCAACGGTGCTACCAGAGGAACAAAATTGTTTCCATAGTATGTTGTAAGTCTGAGATATGTTTGATCTGTGCCGTTATTGATAAGCCTGACTCTAAAATATCTGCCAGCCTTAACCGCCGTATGCACCTCAGGCACGTTTGCTATCACTTCAAAGCCAGCTACTGGGTAGGTGGAATCCCATTCAACTCCATCCGATGAAAAATCAAAAAATAGAGTTCCAGTTACATCTGTCTTTAGCATTACTGCAACATGTGGAAGGTCGTTTTGCTCACCAGTACCAGTGAAGGTCTCACCAGTTAGCAGAGGCGCTGTAGATGAATTGCCTATTGATGTGTCACCATAGTTACCTATTGCAACTTCTTGCGCTGTATCAACACCACCACGATTAGGTGATTCAACATAGCTTTTCTTTATGTTGTCTTGAATTGTACCACCTGCGCTAGTTAACATTCAGTGCATCCTTTGGATTTGCATAATACCATGCAAAAACTTTCTTTCCTTTTGGGTATATATTAATAATTTTATAAGTATAACCAGATTTCGCCTGCAACTTAATCAGCTTCATGTGTAGCTCTTTTTCGTTACTAGCTTCAATGTAGTTATAACTAAAAACCATTAATAACCTTTAAAAAAGAGGGCCGAAGCCCCCTTAGTATTATTAAACTTATTCTTATGGAGTTTCTGCAATCATTACGTTACGTTTACCACCGTCTAGAACTTCAAAACCTGCAAGATAATCTAGTGAATATCTTGTAGCAAGATTAGCTAAATCTAGTTGTGACTGTACACGTACACCTTGTTGAAATGCAAATCCAACCGCACTTTTGTGCCAGAAGCAAGATTCAACACCGAAACCAGCGTGTACGATGACTTTCATTCCAAAAATTCTACCGATTTCGCCCTGTAAAATTGGCTCTGAGTTGCCGTATTTTTCACTTGAGATAAAGTTATCGATAGCAAGCATGTTTTTTTCTTGTGCTGTACCAACACCCATATAACATTCTCTTGGATCGATATACTGATCAGATAGAAGCTTACGAGCCGAAAGGATATCTACTAATTCAATATCTTCGTTTGTTGCATCATTATATTGGATAAGATGATCTGGTGTAGATGCAGAACCTAATTTAAGCTCAGCGATGATTTTCGCATCAACATCAGCAGCTAAATCCTTAGAAGCCTTCATGATAGCATCTTGAACAACTTGTACCATAGCTTGTTTTGAAGCAATATCTTCGATAAGAAATTGGACAGTACGATGCTGATTAAGACTAATAGTGTCTGCCGCATACGTCACGATCTGAGAATCAACAGAAGTTCCTTCACTTTTTGAGCCGACTGTAAATCCGCCCGACCTAGGGAGCTTTATTGAACTGGCCCCAGCAACAGCAAGATTAGAAAAATCACTCACTGTAGGCATTAATTTTGATTGTTGTTGTAAATAAACTTGTGCGAATTGGGAAATGTTAGCAAGAGCCGAAGCACTTGTTTCTGTAACGCCCATTAAAGCATCAGCCATGATTGTCTCCTTAGTTAGACAAGAGCCTGAAAGCTAGATTGCATTGCTGCTAATCTTTCTTCGTGACTCATTTGTTTTAGTGTTTTATCTTTCGGAGCATTTACTCCAGGTTTAGCGTCTGCCATTGGCGCGACCTTTCCACCCTTAAAAAGATACTTCTTTTGTTCTTTCAGAGAATTAACAAAGTTATCAACAGATT